GCAATCGAAAGCATGATACCGTTTCTAAATGGCACAACCGTGGACTTCATCGACTCGGCCTCGTAGTGTCCTTCTGGAATCGCCGCTGATCCAGAAAGCAAAGACGATGCGAATAATTCTTTAATGAAGGGAAGCTCGATTATTTTATGTGACGCGCAATACTTTTTAGACAACTCCTGAGCCATCGGTATCTCCCGCGATGCGTGATTCGATCCGTAGTTGAATGTCAATCCATGCACTTCGTGAAGCTTTGAAACCTCTGATAATAAAACCCCCGAATCCATCCCACCCGAAATAATCATTACTGCTTTTGTCATAAATTTACCTCCCTGATAATTTTAAAAACTCTTGCCTTACCTCTGATTTTCTAAAAACTCCCTTGAGGCTCGAAGTCGTCATTACAGAATTCTGTTTCTCTACACCACGCGCAACCATGCAAAAATGTTTTGCTTCAAGAATACATCCAGCGCCTTTGGCTCCCAATTCGTTCATAAGAAAATCAGTAACTTGCTCACCAATACGCTCTTGGATTTGTAAGCGGCGGGTGAATACCTCAAGGATTCTTGCCAGCTTTGAAATGCCAATCACTTTCTTGTTTGGAATATATGCAATATGTGCTTTCCCAAAAAAAGGCTGAAAATGATGTTCACAGGTTGAATAGAATTCAATGTCCTTTAAAACAACCATTTGATCGTAAGTCCCCTTTTCGAAAGTGGTTATCAAATCCTTTGGGTTCTTTGAGTACCCAGAAAATAAGTGATCCCATGATTTTAGAATCCTTTTCGGAGTATCTTGCAATCCATCGCGCGAAATATCCTCACCAATATACTCAAGTTGTCTTGCAATTGATCGCTCCATCTCGTCATCGGTTTCCCAAGGCAATTGAATCCACCCGTCAACCTTGCGAACGTAAAAATCCACTAATTTTTCTTTGTTGTTCTTAACGTAAAGTACTGCTTTTTTATGGTTTGGATATTTTGAAAGTGTTTTACCCGAATCGATCAAGTCATCAACAATGATACTATTTTCATGTGGATCAAAAAGGCAAATATTCCCTAACAACTGAGCGATATACAAACCATTTTTAGGAACACCATAAAAAAAAGTTTTGTCTTTGGGATTTATTTTTTTACGTAAATCTGCGCAATCTTCTTTGAATTGATCCCAAGTAATTTTTACTATTTTCATTCAACACCTATGACCTTATGGATTTGTAAACTCAACTGCCAATCTGGGTTCTTATAAATATACTCAATGCACGCATTGAGATTCTCTTTATAGTTTTTGTCCATAACTGGCTGCAAATATTTTTTAATAAAATCTCCCTGTTTGAAATTATCAGGATGCAAATCCTTATTTGAATGAGGATAAAGTAATTTAAGGTAATCTATTTTTTTTAGATTAATTGGATACTGTTTAGGGGAACACGTAATCGTAGAATCATTTTTAAAATCTATTGTTCCATTTGTTTCAATGTTCACCGAATAACCTAACTCAATGAGGGCTGTTACTAACGGATCTTTTGATTTTTCCAATTGCAAAGCTGGTTCTCCGCCCGTAATCATTACCAAGTCTATTTTTTCAGAAATCATACATACCTCTGTAAGTATTTTCGTTATGGACATTTTTTTTCCACCAACGAAATCAGTATCGCAATATGGGCACACAGAATCTTTTTTTGTTTTTGGGTTCCCATCCCATTGATTGCATCCAGCTAACCGAATAAATATTGCCGGACGCCCAGCGTAATATCCTTCACCCTCAATTGTGGGACCAAATATTTCTTTCACTTGATATGTTTTTTTAATCACAATTCAGCCTCTGCAAAACAATTTTCAGTTTCCCACAAAACTACTTTAAAAACTTCAACCCCTGTTCCATTTAGGACATCAGGACATACCGAAGTCAAAAGGTAATTTGCCATATTTTCAGCGGTTGGGTTATTGACCATCATGTAAGATTTCATTGGTGATTTTGAAAAAATAGATACTGCTTCATGATCCCCAGCATTAAAAATAAAACCATGATCCCAAAGCGCTTCAATCCAATATCCTATTTTTTGTTTTAAAACAGAAAAATCAATAACGCGGCCGACAGAATCAAGCTCCTGTGAACGCGCATAAAAAAAAGCTACATAATTATGACCGTGAAAATTAGCACATTTGGATTCATGTTTATAAACTCGATGACCTGCACAAAATTGAATTCTTCTTACTGCAGATACTTTCGGCATTATCGGTTCCTTCCGGTATAGCTTATTGGGTTTACTTTTTTGCCATTATAGCTCAACCACCAATGAACGTGTGGACCAGTCGATTCACCAGTGTTGCCAGAGTACCCAATCACATCCCCAAACTTTACACGGCCATGCTGAATATTACGAGTTTCAAATTTTGATAAATGCGCGCAACCGCTTTCCCAATTTCCATCCTTTATCAAAACATACTTCCCGGCAATGCCATCACTAAAAAATTCAATATCTCCATCCATTACCGCGCGTATAGGAGTTCCAACGCTTAGTTTTAAATCCCATGCATTATGCTGGCCATGAGAACGCTTTGCATAAAAGCCAGAAGTTATTTTGGGAGCATTGATCGAAGTGTCAAAAGGGAACCCCTGTGGGTCGGCATTGCAAATCGAAAATAATAATGACAAGAAAATTAAATATTTCATGAATTAAAACCCTGCTTTCTTGCTTTTGGGAGAGTTTCGTATTCTTCCCATGTCAAAGGTTTGAGCCCGGCAATTTCGCGCTCCATGTTGAAAACCCTTAGCGTGAATTTCATTTTTTGAAGCGCATGCGGCATCCTTTTATTAAGTTTAGATTTTTTTTTCACATTACACCAATTGATATTAGGAATATTTTAAATGAATCCAAATCTCGAATAATAAAATACTGAGATCCAGAAAAATCATCCACTGCCTTTTGGAATTCAATTTGAGAATCTGATTGAACACCAGTAGCTGATTTTAACTCAACCCAAAATGTGTGGTAATTAAAAAATATCAAAAGATCAGCGATGCCGGTTTTTGCGCCCTTGCCCATTTTCCTGAACTTTATTCCGTACGGTGTTTTTTGAACGGATGGCGCTGTGTTTAATCTCGTAAACCATAACGGCTTGTTCTTCTCAATATTTAAAAGAAGATCAATGCATTGGGATTGTAATTGGGTTTCAGTTTGTTTTAATTTCATTTAATTTACTCCTCTATTTTTGCATAACCATTATCATCAATAATATAATCACCAGTGCTTACCACCTTGCTGCGCTCCAACTCGCGAAGGGCTGTGAGGATTGCTTGTGCAATTTCATTTTTAAACCTGTGGCCTTCCCATTCATAAAGTACCTTTGTAATCACTTCCAACTTTTTTTCTTCGTGGGTCATTCGACTACCTCCTCATAAGTTTTTTCAAATATGCTTGGCTTGCATGGATAGAATTCACCATTTATCCCTTTAATGATCCAATCACCTTTTGAAATATTCATTACACCTTCAAGAGTCACTATTCCTAATGGTTCATTAACTTTATTATTCCTAAAGTGTTCCGGTACAAACGCTCGAAGTTCTTCTAGATTATCTCCAGTGACCTGAACAGCCTCGATGACAATCGGCTTCTTTCTAAATTTCATTTGTTTACCTCTTTCAATTCAGTATATAAAAACTTCTCTTGCACCGGCTTGCCATCAATAAACCAACGGCACATATACCAAACATCAAAATCATTCAGTCCATATATTTCAATGCCAGTGATAAATGCTTTTGTGTTTTCAAGTTCTTTGATTAACACGTAAGTATTAATTTTGAATTTTAAATCGATTTTCATCCGACTAACTCCACATAATGAGAATCGATCCAAGCTTGGCGGTCTTCTGATGAGTAAAATCTATCCAACTGCTCAAAAGCATACCGGTGTGAGTGTGGAACATTTAATTGAGTTGGGTGTAATCTCACAGGCTTCTTGGTTATCTGTGGGTATTTGGCGATGATGGCTTTGGACAAAGATTCCAAATACACATGACGATTATATGTATCCATTTCAAATTTCTCTAAAAAATCAGAAAGAATATCCTTTAATTCTTTTTCTTGCTCGTTCATTGTTCACAATCTCCTAATTCATCCACTCTATTTTCTAACGAGAAAACAGCGCTCTTTAATTCTCTAATCTGTTCCAAAATGTCTTCTTTAATATCTTCAATGCGTGAAATCTTTGGCTTCGAAATAAAGGCTTTGATTACATCTTCGTCCTTGATCCAGACGTACCTAAAAATCATTTCATTCTTTGCTTTTTCTAATGCAGCCTCAATTTCTTTGTCGGTTTTGCCTTTAATGATATTAAAATGCGAAAACTCTCCAGAATCTTTTTTGTAATTAAAAACTACATGTGTTTTCTTTTGTTCGTTCATTTTTTCATCCTCTCCATCTCACGAATAGCAGCATTGAATCCGCGAGCGTAAAACATGCTCACATATTGAGTTCCTTTTCTTAGATTCCTGTAATATGAAGGCTCTCCTTTTGAGTTTGGTATTTTTTTAAACGGTGTTAATTTATCCATCTCAATCCCCTTTTTTAATTATCAGCGGTCAATTCGGTTGCCTTATTCTTTATATTCGGCAAACACCCACTTTATGGGAGTTGTGAACTGAACTGACCGCCTTTTTTTTATTAGGCCTCGGCTGCCAAGGTTCCCATCCCTGATCTGCGAAGGTCGCGCAGCAAGCGTAACAGCCGAGGTTTAAATTAATTCCCTTTATGCGTACCTTCCACGCCCTGGGCTTCGCGGCGTTTGGTGCGTTCATTCATTGCAAACAATGCTTTTTGTAAGGCGTAAATCGCTGCTGCATTCTCTTCACAAGCAAACCTTGATGCCTGGTAGTATTCTATGCGCTGAATAGCCGCAATGATTAAGTCCTCAACAAAAGCGCCATTGCGTTCCTTGCGAGTGCCATCGACAACTAATGGCCCATTCTGCCAGCTGATATCAATGCCAATCCCTTTCACGGTTCCACCTGCTGGATTGCCGTTCTCATCATTGTTATTTGTAAATTCCATTTTATTCACCTGCCTTTATTGCTTGATTTCCCAATTCGATCCACCGCATTCTTTACATACTTGCTCTCTAAATATTTTTATCTTTTCAATCAAGTCAACATCTTTTTTGCAATCTGAACACCAATAAAAGTTACTCATTTTTCAACCACCAAAATAGTCTGCGCTAAACTTAATTCCCACTTGCCTTTATTCCACTTAAAAATATAATAAATTCCATCATATTTAACTATCCCTGATAGTCCTGATTGCTTATTCAAAGCCTCATATATCTTATTTTCATCCATTAAAAAACCTCGCTTTCACATCCGCATTATTACGTTCTTCTGCCTCAATAAACCCATCAAAGTAGAATCTCATTTGGGCGAATAGGAATTCAACGTCTATGATTTCATCCAAAAAATTTTGTTTCAAAAAAATTCTTTTTTTATACTGAGATTCGGCTGTTTTAAACTTCTCGTCGTAATCCAAATATGCAAAATATCTTGAAACTGCCGTCGTGCATTCACCTAGCTCCTCTAGCAACTTGATCAACTGGTCGCGCCTGCTGAATTTGTTGGCCATTTGTTCTGGCAGGTTATTCATTAATTACCTCTAAATGAGTTGCTAGCGTTTCCTCAATATCTCTGCGCTTTTCTCGAGAATGGTATAAAGATTTGTGAATACCTGTTGACCTAGCATAATTTAATAACTTCATTAAATCTTTTACCAAATAATTAAAATTTTCTTTTTTTATTTTGTCTTTATTATTCACAACATCCACCTATACCCTTCTAAACTTTTTTAACTTTAAAATTTCCAAACCTTCTTAATGATTTTCCAGTAAAACAAAAATTTCCATTTTTCCCTCTGGCCGCTAGGTCTCCGATATGAGTTTTTATTTTTATCCATTCTTCGACATTTGCAATGTATTCATCAGAATCATCATCATGAGAAATAATTTCACCAAAAACAACTAAGTGGCTTTTGTTTTGATAAAAAATTACTTTATCACCGCATTTAAAATAAATATTGTTCATAATAACTCCCTATTATTCGAATAAAACCACTCATAACCATCCACTCCATACTCACTTATTAACTCCCGAATCGTTTCCTTATGCTTTGCCAACTGCCTTTGAGCGTCTGCACTCCATGAATGACCGAATAACTCCTGTGCCTCAGTGATCGCCAATTCACCTTTTTGCAGGTGTGCTAGCTCTCGGTTTAGGGATGTGATTTTTTTATTCATGGCATCCCCGCTGGAGTCGAAACAAACCGATCATAGTTTTTTTCATATGAATCTCGGTATGGTTTCAATGATCTTATTTCAGATTCTTTTTTTGATGCTTCTAGTGAATTTTGATAAGCATCTTTTTCAAGCGTTTCGATTTGTCTTCTAAGCGCTCTAATTGTAAATCTTAAATCTTCACAATTTTCACAGCTCACTTGCCAACTCCTTGTGATAATCCATCAGCGTTTGCTTGATTCGCTTGGCGGCTTCGGTGGCTTGAGATTCTGTTTCGAAATAATTTCCTGATTTGAACCTGTAGCCATCTGTGAAGTCGTAACATTCTGCCCCAACAGAAACGCAAATTGTATTATCGACAAAAAAATAATTTTCTAAATTAGGTGCTCTCCACCGCTCGATCACTGGCTGGAACCAGTCGGGCTGTTTTGCAAAATCAATAAAATTTATTTTTATTCCTTCACAGGAATAACTAAAACCTTTTGAATCACTTTCAACATTAAAAATATATCCAGCATTTAACAAAAGTTTGTATTTCATTTTAATTTACGATCCCTTCGTCGAATGTTTTTTTAACAATATATTCGGCCATATTTATTGATGATTCCTCCTCAAGCGGAATAAACGGTTTAAAATCCTGAATGGCTAATAAAACCACTTTCTTAAAATTCTCTCGCTTCTTAGCCAGAACCTGTTCGTGGTTGGTGCTCAACAATTCATCCGCTACAAAATCTAATTGGTTCATTTTTATTCTCCTCTTTCCTTCAAATAATCTGTGCAGTCATCGCAAAGCCATGTCCATAAAAATCTAGATACTCCAGGAGTCGATGGTTTTAATCTCCCCATATACCAACACACTGGGCAGTAGTGGTTTTTAAAACCATCATTTATGGCGTGGCCTTTGGTCATGTTTGTTGAAAAATTTGTTGGGATCATAAAGCGCTCCAAATTAAACCGATTACCATTGCAACGCTAGCAATGTTCCATAATCGTCCTTCGTATCTAAAATTTTTATACTCAATTTCTAATTTAAACGGATATAAATTTAATTTAATCATTTTTATTTCCTTAGGAGGCACCCGCCATTTTTTAGGCGGCGGGCACCTGTTTTTTTTATTTTAAACGCCTTTTTATGTTCTTAAATTTTCCAACGCTAAACCGTTCGGAATGGTATCTAATCGGATACCTAACATCCCTGCCCATCCAACAATTTTGCCATGCAGCCCATGCATCTTGAAATGTTGGATACATTCCTAGCAATTCTTTTGAAACCTTATCGATTACTGCGTATTCCATAAATACCTCCTGCCTGTTTTAAGTCTCCTGCCGACTGATTGAGATTATAATAATCTAAAATTATAATCTTGTCAACTACTTAATTAAAAAACTCTCTTTGATTTCCTTGGCAAAGTAGCCAAGAACAAAAAAAACAACACAGGCACCGCAACTAATTACCGCGTACCAAAAATCTACAAAATCCATTTTAATTCCCCTTATTTATTTTAGGGGCCGTTGGTGTAGGCGCGCAGAGTCGCCTCGTTTTTAACTTGCCAGCAGCTGGAACACAAACCCGACAGCTACCAGACTTGCCCGCTCGGTATGTAATCATTCTGTATGATTGCCGGACAAGCTCACCAACGGCCTTTTTTATTTAAAACTATTTACGCTGCGAAGACTTGGCTTCTGAAAAATCTTAATGCCTTTAATGTCACGAGCTCCTCCCTTGATTGCTTCTTTTATTTTCTTTTCATCAGGCATTAAAAATTCTTGAGGAACAACACTCGCATCATAGATTTCAAAGTCCCAAAGCATTTGGATGCTTGAGCTAGAATAATCTGATTTGATCTTGTTCGATGTCTGAATTTCTGCCACGGCATTCAATTGGTTTTCAATTTGGATAGCCTCAACTTCCTTGCCTTCCATTGCCGCAGCTTCATGCTCTTTTTTTAACCGCGCTTCTTCTTCGCGTTTAAAATCCTCAATTTGTTTTTTTAATGCCATTTGGTATGGGATGATTTTTTCATCAGATAAAATTTTAATGATTGCATCCATCTCATTTTTTGCAGGCTTAAACCCGGCGATTATTTGGGCGCGAGTGTCATTCAATGGGTCGAGCAATGACCGCTCTTTTTTCTCAATTGCCTTTTTAACATTTTTTGCAGACTGCAAAAGATCATTCGCATGGTTTAGAGTTTCCTCATCCACGATTTCAACATCTTTTGCTTTTTGTATTAACGCTGATTTCTGTAATTCGATTTGATCCGAAAATCCTTTATCAAAACTTGCCAATTCGTTTGCCATTTTTTTACTCCAATTCTTTTGGGTCGGGCTGCAAGCTGCTGGGGGACAATGGCTTGCAGCCCGATTTTTTTTTATTTAGAAGCTTGCGCCAGCTTCCTTTACTGCTAAAACTTTATTGAACTCGTTGTAAACTTTAGTTTTTTCAGGCTGAGGAATACCGTTTAAATCTGTCGGTGTCCACTCACGATGCCCGACATCGATTGAATAAACTTTATCACTCAATGAAACAAACAATGCTTCCGGTGCGTAGCCAGCTTTAAACAAAAGCTCTCGATCTTCTTTTGTAACTCCGCATGATTTCAAAAACCCAGAAAACATGCCGTGCAAAATCTTGGTGCTATCAGCGCCTTTCTTAGATTCAAGCCAGAATGTTTTCCAAATCTTGCGGCCTTGGAACTGTTCCCCAAAAATAGAAAACTCTATTTTGATTCCATGCGTTTGTGTTTTTGAAACATCAATGGCCACATTGGTAATTTGTGATTCGTAAACACCATCAGGAACAGGTGTAAATACGCGCTCCTTTGTTGCCTCTACTTCAACATCTTCAAAACTAATCCCAGAAAAATTTAATTCGCTCATTTTTTACTCCTTTATTTTTTATTCAACAAATCAATACATTCTAACTGTTGCACCGTAGTCAATTCTTCCAGCGCCTTAACTTTATAGCGCAAAAGAATACTTCCAATCATCACTTTTTTTGCAATCGCAAGGCTTTTAATCTGTGAAATTAAATCCGCTGGCTTTGATTGCTCAGGCTCAGACGCAACGGACTGGACTTCCATCAATGGCTTTAATGTTTCAATTACTTCAATGATGGTTGGGTTATTCATTACCACTGGTAAGGTTCCAATGCGGCTTTTGCATGGGTACTTGGATCCGCTGTTTGTTAACGCGCGATACGTTGGCACATCACCAGCCTTTCCAGTTTTTTCAAAAAAGTAAACTTCATCAAACCAGTATGCAATGTCATCTTTCGATGACCCAAGAAGCGATGGAACGAATTTAACCGCGCCTTCGTCATCCTTAAGCGAAATTTCACAAATCGCCACGAAATTAATCGGCATCACCTTAATTCTGTCCACTACCATTTTAGTGATGTCTTTAATTGTGCGCCATAATTCAAACCCGTCTTTTGTTTTTGGCAATTGACGCTCTAGATTTTTTTGGAACTGAGAAAATGAATCAATCGAAACGTATTTGTATTTTTTTACACCTTCCGTTTCAAGCCATTTAAGCGCCTCTTCCATTCCAGCCAAATCATTGATTGTTATCACGTCAATATTTTTACCGCGCAATGTCAACAATCCGCTTTCGCTTGCGATGTTAAAAATAACCATCTCGTTTTCTGGTGCCGTTCCCAAAAAATGCGTTTTACCGCTGCCGCTTTCTCCAAAGATCAAAATATTTGCAAACAAATATTTTGCATCGCTGGTTTTATTGATTGTAACCATCCAAATATCCTTTCAATCATGCCAGCCTTCCGGTCTGGGCTTATTGATTTATATATATTCTAATTTTTTAAATTTGTCAACTACTTGAATTTTCCCTTAATAATCGCTGTAACTTCTTTTTGCGCGAGAGGTCTTGCCATGTGATTATTAATCCACTCCAAAACAGATTCAGCTTCGTATCGATCCAAACCCTGGTCGCGACACCAAAGAGCATACCGTGCCATCGTCCCATTTCTTTCGCCTTCTCCTATTTGGTCGGGCTTAAACATACGCGGCCAATAGTCTTGATTCATAAAAGCTTTTTTTGAATTTGAATGCGTTGGCGTTTTTTTAGGTTCAGATTTTTGAATATTTAAGCATCGTTTTTTAAAATAATATTCCCAATCAAACAAGAGCCCTTCGTTGTATTTGAATTGAGCGCGCTTAAATCCCTTGAATGACATTTGGCAGCCTGCCGCTTGAATATCGGACTTCATAAGTTCACACAAGCTATGCATCAAGGTTTCATAATCAGATTTATTTAGAGTTATTTTTTTACAGAATAAATAAAGCCGGAAACGGTCCGACATAATTCCATTTTTTAGTTTTCTGTGGCTTTTGGTTGTATGAATTAGGTAGGTGTAATCTCGCAACGATAATTTCATTACTTCAAGAATTACCCCGATATCAAAATCAAACACCAAGCAATCGCCCGCGCATATCCACTTTTCTTTTGTTTTATGTCCACCTTCAAATTGGCATGGGGTTATATTCATTTCGGATTTAATCGCATCCTTTAATCGATCAATCGATAAATCATAAATTTTAAATCCGTATGCAATGTGGGAACTGATTGATAATATTGTCATTTTTTCAAAGCCGCTCTTTGCATTGGAATATATTTTTTCTCATCCAAAATTTTCTTGTCATAACCCATGCCGCATTTTGCACAATGAAATATATCCATGTTCATTCTCTTTTTTAAATCTTGGTTTATGTTTAATACGCCATCGCATTGCGGGCAAGGCTCAGGGTATATGCCACGGTTTAATTTCAATTGGTTTAAAACATTTTTGTCCACATGCTCAAACTCGTTTTTAAAGTCAAACATGATTTTATAAAAACTGTGTTTGCGGCGTATGCATACAATAATTTTGTCCTGTAAGAATTTAAAAAACTCTCCTTCACTTTCAAATTTTGAAATATATTTTTTGTACATGTCATTTATAAACCACTCAATGCTTTTATTGCTTTTTTGTGCGGTTTTTTCATTTAGGTTTTTAGCTATGAAAAAAAGCTTTACGATATGTTTTAAGTCTGGCAGCCCTCGCTCCTGAACCGTTACCCCGTTAACATCAATTTCAACAATTGATTCATTCAATGTTTTGAAATTATTTTTGTGCTCGCTTTTCTCAAATTCAAAACCACAAAAGCAACAAACCTCTGCGGTATAAGAATTAGCACTTTCACATTCTGGGCACTCTCTCATTATGCGCTTGGGTTTTCTTATCTTTTCAACGCGGGGAATATTGAAGTTAAAATTATCAGTGGCTAGGCCGTGTTCCCACATGTTATTCGCACAGTCTAAAATCAATGCCTCGGACTTTCCATCATAAATCCTAAGCGCTCGCCCAACCATTTGAATATAAAGCCTGAGCGATTTCGTGGGACGTGCAAGTAAAACACATTCAATGCTGGGATCATCAAAGCCAGTGGTTAAAATCCCAACATTGATAATCCCATGCGTTTCACCATTTTTAAACCTTTGCAAAATCCCATCGCGCACTTTGTCTAGGTTATCAATTTTGGAATGCAATATTTCAAAATTAAAACCAGCCTCCAAAAACTCAGCATGCAATTTTTCGGCGTGGGCAATGTCTACAGCGAAAACAATCGTTTTTTTATTTTTGGCAAACTTAATAAAATTTTGAAGCGCATCCATTACTATTTTCTTTTGCCCCATCAATTGAGACAAAATACTTTCGACATATTCACCGCCCTGCAGTCCAACATTCTCAAGCTCTAAATTTTTTGGGCTTGAGTACCATCGATCCTTTACTAAAAACCCAAGTGCTTGAAGGTCACGGGTGCGGTATGTGTCAATCAAAAAATCATAATTTTCCAACATAAACCCATCGGCGGTTATCGGCGTGGCAGTAAGCCCGATAATTTTGGCTTGATTGAATGTGGATAGAAAATTTTCGGCCATAACGCCCTGCTCGAATAAATGGAATTCATCAATCAGAATGAAATCAAAATCCCCAATGCTTGGCCGCCGCGCATGCCATGTTTGAATCATGATGATTTGAATGGGCTTGGAAGCATCGAAATGTTTTTCAAAACCCGCCTTTAGCACTGATACTTTTTCGCTGCTGAACGTCCTAATTGTTTGCTTCACTAACTCCAAACGATTCACAACAAAGGCCACGCGCTTTCCTTGCGATATGAATTTTTCAATCATAGCCCTGGCCATAACGGTTTTTCCGCTGCCCACGGCGGCGCAAAGGCAAACACGCTTGTAATTATCAAGCGCTGTGATCGTTTGATCGATTAAATGTGTTTGGTATGGCCTGAGTTCCACAGATTATTCTCCCTTGAGTTCCTGTTCCAAAGTTTTTAAAACATACGCACGGCCATTTTTGGAAAGTTTTAATTCTTCAAAAATAAGCCCTTTGGATTGAGCATATTCATCAGCAAAGGATTTGAATTCATCAAAATACTTTTTAAAATAATTGACATTGAAAAAATTTGTTTTTCTAAGTTCCATGGTTGTTATTGGCTTCCCAATTCTTTCTTCAAAATAATCAAACATCTTTTCAAAATCCAGTTTTGGTTTATTCATTAAAAACTTTCCAAAACATTGCCCGAAATATTCAGAAAATTCTATGGCCTCACTCATGGCCATCTCGCATATAAATTCATTCTCAGGGTCATAGATGGCCTGCAATATCGTGGCCAGCTTCAAAGTCTTCCAGTGGCGGCCTATCAGCTCAGTTTTCAAAACATCATTGTCTCGCGTATTGAAAGCCTCGGTTTCATTGGCCGTCCATGATCGCAGGTAATCCTCATAAGCTTTTGATTTTCTATTGAGTTTATAAACATGGTTTTTTTTGTTGAATGTTTTATTAAACGCATCAAAAAAAACATTGTTAAAATCCAGCTTCTCATTGTCGGATTCTTGAAGCATTTTATGGCGCTCATCAAAAGTCATTACCGATTCTTTTAAGTTTGCATCAAAAAATAAAAACGAACGGCGCGCGGCGGCCTTGCTTAGCGCCTGGATTAATATCTCAAAACTGGAATCCTTATGCATGACATTAATCGAGGCATAGCAGAGCATGTTATGTGGGATTTGTTTTGAGAATTTCTTTGATTGATTGTGCGACTTCACCGACTTTGCCGTGTCGTCTCCGTCGTAAATGTCGGCGATATACCCAAGCGTCAAGGATTTTTCTTTGTCCTTTGCCAAAAGGTATTCTAAAAATTCTGTGTTCTTAAAAAGTATTGAGCCCTGGGTTGACTGCGAAACTTCCCACCTGTCGGCTTGCAAACCCTCTACGGTTATGTCGGACAGAATCGGTGTAATCATGCGCGGCTCGTTTTTATCCAAAAAAGAATCACGGGCTTTGTAATCGATGAAACTTGTTCCATCTCGTTTTTGCTTTGTAAACATTTTTTCAGCTTTCGAATTAAGTTCTGACCAGCGGTTATCGTATTGGTCTTGGTAATCCTTTTCGATTTTATCGAAACACTTTGCGAAAAAAGAATTCTTAACAAGATCAAAAATCCGATTCTTACCAAACCCAGAAGGGGCAAAATTCAGGCAGTAGGCGTTTGCAATTCTTGGCTGTTCGTTTTTTTCGAGTTGGAATTTAATGCGGTTATGTGAATACACCGCCGCAGCCAGTCCGATAAAAGTATTTAAAACAATTCCATATGGAATTTTTTTAACATCGGAAATTTTTTGGATATGATTTTTTACGGATAACACAGCCCACTCCTTTCAGTGGGGCTAACGCGGATGAGAAAGGGCACCCGCGTTAGCCTTTTATTTTTTTTGTTAATTACTTAATCACTAAAAACTTTTCGTGCTTAGTCCCTTTTCTAATCACGTAATTTTTACCATATTGTTTCGACCATAAAATAAATTCGTTTAAATAATCTTTGAAATAATTCCCGTTGAAAATAAATTGCGCTCTGAGGTCTGTCATAAAAATTTCTTTTGATTTTTGAGCTTCCAGAAAATTTAACATCAAGTGAAACTTTTTTAATTTTAAAGAAACATTCCGTACTGGTTTTTTTCCAGTTTTTAATTTTGATTGCTTAAACAATTTTTTTCTCCTTTTTTGTTATGGTCTATATTATTTTTAATTTTATAAAAATGTCAATCAAAAACTGATTTTATCTTAAAAATCAAAGTTGGCATCAAATTTGCCAAAAGCTGGCATCAAATTTGCAAAACCTAAATTTCATAATTTCGTAATTTCCCTATAGAAATATATAATCATTTTTCTGGTTTTTCCCGCTATATATATACTCTTTATATATTTCTATAGGGAAATTACGAAATTATGAAATTTTAAATTTAGAAATTAGCCTTGTTGAGCCAAAAATAATCATCACTTTTTAATGTGACGATTATTTTTTGGCATCGAGCTGTTTTAATTTTGGGGTGCTTGGGGCTCCAAAAATTTGATTGAGCTGGCTTCAATTTCGGTCAAATAATGCATTTGGCCATCTTTTTCATATTTTCGCGTTGAGATTGAACCATCGACCAGAACCAATCTGTGCTTTAAAAGGTACAGCCCGCACACCTCGGCGAGCTTGTTCCATGCGACAACCTGTAGAAAATCCGTCTCGGATTTACCTGCAGAATCCTTGTATGGTCGATCAATTCCAACCCTAAATGAACATCTTTTTTCATTTTTTATTTCAATCAAATCTGGATCACTAATTAATCGGCCGATAATTGTTACGTGATTATAATTCATTTTTTTTCTCCTTTTTTTCTAAACATTTTTCGTGGCCAAAATCTCCAGTGTCTGGCCTGTAATAAACTGAATCGGCCCACTTGCCACAAATCTCACAATCGCCAAACCGTTCAGAGGAATATTTTGTGCGCTTGATTATTGACCTTGTCATTTTTTTACTCCTTTGATTTCACGGGCTACAAATAAATTTTGATTTGAAAAGTCAAGTACTGATTTTTTCTTGATATTCTCAAATTCTATTTCGGCTTGGCTGGCATTTTTTGCCATCCAGTATGCCACCTTTTCTTCATCCCCAGTTTTTCGATTGATCGAAAACATTTGGAATATTTTCATTTATGCAACCTCCCTTCTCAGTTGCAAAAATTTTGTTTGCGGCAATCCTTTAATTTCATTCGATGTTTCGTAGATGTCTTCCATGCCATTAAAATGGCCGTATTGGTAATGTCCCACTAAGTCTTCCACTTCTTTTCTGGTCGGACCATTCACCCAAACAACCCCAACGCTATCGCCCATCGAGTAATTTTCAGAAATTACTCTAAATTTAACCCCGTTAAAATTCGCCTTTAATTTTGTTCTGATTTCTTTTGCTGCTAATGCTGCTTGTGTCTTCATTTTGCCTCTCCTTTTTAAGCCACACGCCTTCCGGTCGTGATTTGCGCTTAACATTCTATAATTATAAACTTCTAAACTTATAATTGTCAATACCACTCTTTTTAATTTTTATACATTGGCCGATTCTGTTGTTTAAAAATAAATGGATTTTCTAAATACGGACAAATTTAGATAGCGCAAAAAGCGCTCAGCAGGGTAGACATTAAGCGTGCAGAAATTTTTCTTGTTATTAAGTAATTGTTAACAATCCATGATGATTGTTGAATTTGGGAATTGGTATGGTAGCGGTCTTGGCCATGTTTCTTTTTTGAAATTTAAAGGGTCATCGTCTACTTTTTGACCGGCATCGCGGAGCCTTTGCTTTAGCATTTCAAGCCATTCCAAATATTTTGGAAAATCATCCATTCCGGGATACTCGGGAACAGGTCTCAGGTTATCCATTTAGCCACTCCTTGAATTCGTGATCGTCCCAAAGCTGGGTTTCAAGAACCTTGTATTGTTCGCGCAAATCATCATTTATCATGTCAAGCATTTTAACATTGTATCCATGCAAATTAAGCCATGCCGAGGCATACCGCGCGTAAAACACGTTTTTAGAGAATATGGCGATAGTTTTTTTATCCACAGCATTATTATGGGCTTTTGCCAAAAAAACTCAACCTAAGCCGTTTTTATCGCTAATGGTAGGTGACTGTAACGCCTATCTCTTTATTTTTCTCGAAAATTTTTGCCAAAAAGTTCTTTCCAGCAACTATTTCCTCAAGATCGTGGAACACGCCGCCAATGCAACCAGCCGTTCCCGGTAAATTGCCATCAGGATGGAACATGAGTTCGGTTCTTGAGGTTTTAAATTGCGGTATCAAATCGAATCCAAACCCGATACCGAATTGGCAAAATGGTTTTTCATGCATGATCCTGAATCCGCTGGCCTTATAAAAACCTTCCGGTAAGCATTTGAAATTCGTTGAACCGGAAATAGCATCACAAAGCCAATCCAGGGTTCCATTTTGGGAATAAAATTTAAACTTCCCGCGCGAAAATTTTGATACTGAGCCTTCGAGTTTCCCGTTGTAAATGAAATGCCCCATAAATTTATTGGAAAATAATCAAGTATCCAGCCACGATCAATGCCAATGGATTAAAGTTCGTATACGCAACGCCAACTCCCAAGGCAAAAATGCCAAGTTCTTCAACCAATCCGTTCCGCTTGGCTTTTGATTTCTCCAGCTCAATTCGAGTTTTTGAAAGTTCAGATCGACAGGATTCATTTTGCTTGGCGATCTTTTCCACTTGGTTTAGGCACCAAGTCGTCGAGACCGTATCTTGCGCGTAAGATTGTCCACCTAAGCTTAATACCAGCATCGTGATTGCGATTAAAAAAAAGTGCGATAATCGTCCAAAGTGATTTAAGCATTTATTCATTTCCTTGAGCCTTTTTAATAACGGCTTGCCGGAAGTTTACAGCATATCGGTAAATAAATTCAGTGGGGTCGATTTTGTAAAATTCGGCGGTCTTCACCAATGCCGCTTTCGTTGTGTCCATCAATGCTTCGGTTGGGTTCATATTTTTGTTTTCCTTTGCATCTCCATTAAGCTCCATGCAATTACAGGGGTCGCAAAAATACCCCATGAAATATCATTTTTTGGAATCAAAAAAACGAAAATCAAAGTCGTCAAAAGCATCATGAAAAACCTAAGCGACCCGAATAATAGGCGGATTAATTTTGCAATCATTGAACTTTTCTCCAAAATTTATTGTTTCTTAAAACTGTATCCCCAATGTCGCACGGGTCAAGCAAGTCCAGTCCTTCACCGTTAAAAAGATAACCGGCAGAAAAATAAATCCTGCCAACCAATACTGAACATATGCTTCCGGTATGCCCAATGCCTTTAAAAAGCCATTCTAAGTGGAATATTTTCAGAGTTGCTAATGCAAAAACAAGCCACCAAGAATATTTTTTCCCGATATGAAAATCAGCCTCATGCAAAATGTTATTGATTTGATTTTCAGTGAAGTTCCCGCGCCATATCTCAAAACCTGATTTGTATGGAAAATCACGGACGATTACACCGCGACTTAGCGCCTCGATTATTTTTCCATCATCAAGAATAACTCCGCAGTGGGTATATTTTACGGATTTGTTCAGATTCAAAATTTTCCCGAAAATATTTCCAAGTTTTGTTAACAGGCTTGGCAAATCATTTCCTGAGAATAAAACTAGATCTCCTGATTTCATAATGCATCCTCCGCATCTAAAAATTTATCCAATTGTTTTAGCATCACGTAAACCTCAGGAAGTGAATCGGCCATCTGAGTGCGAAGTTCTGTTTTTTCCAAAGGTCTTTTTTCCGTGTTCCTTACTTCTTGGTTTAAGTAGGTATCAATTCCAACCACATATTCGTACCCACGACTGGCATCGTAGCTTTTAGTAATTGAACTAATCATATGATATGAGGCAATTACTCCAGTATCCAATTCAATATTTTTAATGAGTCCCATATTTATTCTCCTTTAATATTTTATATAGAATCTAACGCCGACATTTTTCATTCGTGTTTCATTACCTGTTCTAGGTGTTCCATTTGTTCCATCGGTAGTCGGACTTGTGATAGAAGGTGTATAACTACCACCCCCTCCACCTAAAGGATCACCACTTGCAATAGTTGATCCCCCCGACCACGGATCATTTTTATTGGCCGCATTGGCAGAATGATAATGTCCTTGTATTTGATCGTTTTGAACACCACCAATATTAATCGTTTGGTTTTGAACAAAAGCCGTAGAAGTCCCAGAACCACGCAAGGTCGCAGCTCTTAAATCTGGTAATAAAAAATTTGAAGATCCTGAAATTCCGTAAGGGTTAAATCGAAGATTATGAATGCCGCTCTGTGATCCAGAAGTGTTTATGGCGGTTCCAGCAAGGGCATTCGCGTAGGTTGTCGCTAATCTGAAAGTATTGGCATCGATATAAATAACGAAATAATTTGTATTCGCAGCTAAACCAGTTGGAAGCGCGCCTGTCGTCGTAAAGCTAACTTGATCTCCTGTAATCATTCCATGCCCTGTTAATGTAACAACCGCAGGGGATGCAATCGTAACGGTAAAATCGCCCTTGATAACTGAAATTACACTAAACAAAGATGAATAAGTTGCGCGACTTACCGCTGATCCATCACAAAAAAGCCATCCGGTCGGGGTTGAAATTGCAACCGAAGCTTTAATATCTCCAGTTCCACTTGCAGCTTCTGGAAAGTCAACTTCGTTTACTTGCAAACCTGTCGCATCCAAAACGCGGATTTTCGCTGCTTGTCGGACGTATGCGTATTGAATGCCGTTTCCAACATCGCCAACGCCATCGCCAACTCTTCCAATTTCCATTGCAGTTTTTCTAACTCCAGTATTTTCGTCATGTGTGATTAAAGGATCGCCACCGAGCTCTGCAGTGAGAGCATCAAAATCTGGATGAGTCACTAATTCATTTAAAACATATTGCCTAACGCTGCCAGCTTTTCCCATTTTGTTGTCCTTAAACTACGATTTTTTCAACAGTAATTACCGTCTGGAGTTTGCCGGTATGTTTAACACCCCGCACAATCCAGTTCTCAGATCCCGAAATAATAATAGCACCAATCGGGGCATAAAAATAAGTGGTAACACCCATTCTTGAAATATCAAGTTGGAAACTTCCCGGAACAATATTCCCCTGCCGCTGAATGGTTATCCGATCCAAAATAAAAATAATCGGCAGGTATGGAATTGTCAATTCAAACCAAGGCCGCTTGGTGCTGAATCTTGCTCCCAAATAATTTAGTATTGCTTGGCGTTGCGCCGTGTCTGTTACCGCATCAATTGAAATAGTGAGTTGGTTATTGTAAATCCGCGTTGGCAATGAAAAATTTAGGCTTGTTTGGTCCCAATAGATTTTGTCATAAACCCGCTTCCCGCCGGAATTATAGTTTTTAAAATCTATTTTGCGCTCAGGGTTTTGTATGAAATTAATCGAAACAGTAGGCGCGGCCTCGATTGCCGAATAATAAAAAACACCATTTTTGACATAGGCAATGGAATGCCCCGTAGAAAGGTTTTCTATCATCGTCAGAATTTGAGTTCCGGCATCATATATATTGAAATTAGCCACGTTTATATCTATCCCAGGGTTTATATTCGCTAGGCTTACCGTGAAAAAATTAGTAAATTCAGCTCTGTTTAAAATTTCATAAATAAGATTCTGGAGGGTTGTCGCAACAAATACCCCAAAATCCCCTTTCTGGTATTGCTTTAATTTCGAGGTCAAAAGATCAATTGCGACTATTTTCTCCTGATTATCAAAAGTGGTTTCGCATAAAGTATCGTCAATGAGCCCCTCGAATGAAGTCGCTGTAACGCTTGCCCCTGATTCTGGGTCTATGTATCCATCTTCGATTTTAATCAATGAGCGGTGCCGCAAATACCCAACGAAAATCGAGTTGTTAAAATCTTCACCTGATAGCTCCCCATAAATATTTTCAAATTGAAACGTCGCATTAGCTGCCGTTATGACTCCAAAATTCGTGCTGTCATTTGGGATTTCAAAAGAAATATCCTTGACGCCTTGCGATACGTTCACGTTTCTTGGGATTATGTCTTTAATGTCTTGGTATGATGCCTCATAAGTGTCGCCGGAAATTCTGCGTTTTAATGAAATTTTCCGAACAAATTCAACGCTTGAGTATCGTTCATAAATTTCTTGAAGTGTTAATGACATCTAAACAACCTCAATCATTTTTAATGAAAAATCTACCCCAGAGAAAAAGAAATTGCCGTGGTATTTAGGATCAAAATCCCCATCCACCGATACCTTTATCAAGTCCGAAAACTTAAATGGTGAAAATTTATAAGTAAAATCCGTTTCATTTCCATTGTTCAACCAAATAAAAAACTCAGTTTGGCGCTGCGCCAGCGTCTCAATTAGCGAAATATCCGCTTGGTCTGGGAACGCTTTAAAATCCAACTTAATCTCCCACGATGAACCAGTGTTTATTATGAAAAATTTCCCATTGTCCATTTTATGCTTGATTTGTTCTTTGTTGTATTTTGGGTCAATTCCATCCGGTGGGTTTTGAAGCTCTCCAATTTCATTAAAATAATACAGATCATAAATCTGTTTTTCTTCGTTTGGAACAATCGTGTTACTTCCATTGATCCTTATTTTTTGTGTCGAAATTGCGGCAAAGGTATAAAAATGGCTGAACCCATCGGCGCTGTCAGTGGTTGTTAAAATAGTGAGTGGAACATAAATTGTTCCATTCCAATATTCAAAAGTGATGTCGCTTATATTTGAAACTCTTACGAATATCCGGCTTAATGTTCTTGGCGTTAAAAAATCGCGCTCAATGAAAACAGCGTTTCCGTCTGTGCCCTCGCCCGTGCTTTGCCAATACGTTGCAAAATCTTGATCGAAAGCGTTATCCGGAACACCAGAACTCGCGGTGAAGGTTCCCCCAAATGCTTTGAACGCGAAGTCTGTATCAAAAAACCGAATGACTCCCATTTTTTATGCTCCTGTCGGCAACGGTGCCAATAAATTTGATTTAATAGCGTCTGCCATTTTCCTGCCGATTGAAAGCACAAGTTGGTCATCAGGAGTGCCAGAAAAAACCGCGCCATCAAGATTGACATTAATGACATTGTTCACAACGGTCTGCTGCTGATTATCAGCTCCCCCGCCTAGGTTCACATCACCCGCGCGAATCCCTTGTGCAAAGGTTTTAGGAATAATCATTTCCCCCGCGTGAACGTTTGCCAATTGATCTTGAGGAATATTCGTGGTTCCCACTGCAAAAGACTGGGCTTGGATACCAGCAACCTGAGCCGCCGATTGAGCCACGGCAAAGGCAATTCCCGGGATGTTAAACGGGAATGGCGCGCTGGCAATCGCTTTCGATACCGCTAAAAACCCATTTATGATCGCCTCGCTTAAGGCAATCCCTTTTTGAACCTCGGCAGCATCCTTACTTAACACGGCCAAATTCCCAAAGAATGTTTTCGCTAAACCGAAACGCTCCGCAAGGACTTTCTTATCAATGTCATTTTTTTGCTTTTGCAAATCGTTTGATCTTTGAAGATATGTTCCCTCAACTTGCGCTACTGCTTCCGCATTCCCAGCAACCGCCGCCAATCGTGTTTGGTGCCAAACCTCAAGTTGCGCTGATTCTGCATCGAGTTTTTGTTGATTTAATTCCAACTCAGTAAGGTTTTGGGTAAAAGAATCATCCCTGAGCTGTTTATTCAAAGCCTGTTGCTGCGCGATATATCCTTGACTCGATACAAGCTTGTCGGTATTCGCCTTCTCATACGCGGCCAAATCCTCCGCATATGTTTTCTTTTTATCTTCGTTGGTTTTATCTACAGGCGCGGTTATTCCTTTGCTAATATCATTTGTTTGTTTGTTGACAACTTCTTTGGTAGTAACGGTTTTATCAGCTGGCTTTTTAAGCTCCTCAATATCCTTTTTTAATTGATCTTTGTTTATCAGTTCCAAAGGTTTTTGGCCGAATAATTTCCTGAGGGAGTTAACGCCCTTAATAATCACATTGATTGCATCAGCAAACCCAAGTTTTATCGAAGCCCAAAGTAATTTAAACGCATCGCCAATACTTCGAGTACTTTTGAAAAGATCGTACATCACCTTGCCCAGCAAAATAATGCCAGCAACAAGCGGAACAATCCCAGCGGTTGCTATTCCCCAAAATATTAAAAATGCAGCTGTCAATAGTTTGAGCGGGGTTATCGAATCACCAAAACGCTTGGTAAGAGCATCAAAGAAAACAATCAATCCAACCCCAACCGCCGCGCCAAGTAATGCGGCCAAAATTATCGGGTTAGCGAGCGCAGCCGTTGTAAGCCTAACAATTGCAGGAATTACACTTGTTTGGATAACGGATGCAAATTTTAAGAAAAAAGCTGCTCCGGCCAAAACCTGCCCACCAACTAACCCAACTATCGCTAAAAAACCAGTGAGCGCGGCTCCCACCAAAAGAATCGGGGCTATGATTGAAGAAAAAGCTTTATTTGCAGAAAGCGCATTTATAAAATTCGTGGCTACAGTCGCTGCACGTACAAGCGTTGGAAGTAATTCGTCTCCAATAGTTTGCCGCAAGTCATTTACCGCAACATTAAAACCCTGGAGCCGACCAGCATCAGTATTGGCTAGCCTCTCAGCTGATCCCTTTGCATTTAAAGCAATTGCATTAAATGCCTTTAATGATGTAGCACCTCCGGCGGCTGCCCGCTTGAATCGATCCACGGCGCTTGTGGCATCAGTTCCCGTGGCGGCGGCGTAGTCATACACCGATCCAGTAAGCCGCTGCAAGTCTTTTTCTTGCACGCCATATGCCAAAAGTGTTGCTTGGATTGAATCTACTTCATCATCGTCTACCCTTAATTTTTTGGATAATGCATCAGAAAATTTTTGAACATCCTCAATGCTTCCCTTGAATGCCCTGCCTTGGTTAGCAATTGCTTGAGAAAGTCGCGCGGTTGTTTTTTCTGCATCCAAAGATTCAGCCACAGAAAGAGCGATAGCCGAAGCAAACCCAGCGAATGCCACCGCAGATTTTTTTCCGAAGCTTGTCAATTCATCTGATAATTCTTGTGTTTTTTTTGAAAGATTTAATAATCCAGATTCTGCTTCGTTTATACCGCTAAGGTCGCTATTAAAATCAAGTAAAATCTCTACTTTTTTGTCTGCCATGTATCCCCAACCTTATCGAACAAAGGTATTAAAACTGGTTTTTGTGACAGTTCCTTCCGTCTCTGCTTATTCTCTTCCTGCGAAGTCAATTCTTTTAACTTTTTTACCGCATGTTTATTTCCCGCACCTGCACCTGAACCTAGAGCTATTTGGTGAATGGTTTCCAAGCGCTCTTTGTTTTTTAACTCGATGGCATTGTGGATATTCTGGCAAAGTTCGATTTCGTTTAATTCCTTAACATCATTTAAGCCCCACCCATATTCTTTGCAAAGGAACGAGTAAACGAAATCGATCTTTACGTTTTCGCCACCGCCTGTTTTTGTGCTAAAAAATCGTTAAGCTCCTGAACCTTTTTAATGCCCCATTCAACAAACGCTAAAATCATTTGCATGTTCTCATCCAGGCTTTCCAAGAAAGTCTGGTATGTTCCAATCAATTTCTTATCCTCATCCTTAACGAATTCCCACATCAAAGGCGGGATCAATTCGAAAGTATCGACCATTAATTCAAGCGTCAACTTCAAATCGTTTTTGTTTTCATTTAGGTCTGAGAATTTTAAAAAGGGCAAAACCTTCAAAAGTCTTGCCCTTAGAATTGGTGTCATTTTCTTTGTGACGTAGGTCTTTCCTAAAATTTCTAGTTCGAATGATTCATTCATTTTCTTTACTCCTTAATTAAACTTATTGATCTCCGCGTCCTACAACGATCCACTTTGCGGCATAACCCACGGTCGAATCGAAAAGGATCTTGAGGGTTGCGTCAAAAGTTGACCATTCTTTTTCTGGGAAGTTAATCGGTACACCGTTTGCAATCACGCGAGGCAAGTGCAATACGCGATACCCTGAACCGATTTTTTCGGCAAAAATCTTTATCCCAAATTCGCGGAAAGCCGAACCAGTCTTTGCAATCAAAAACTCATAATTGTACGAGTTAATCGGGCGAGCATTGAAACGCGCCATATCGCCAATGGTCATCGCAACCGCGCCAGAACCACCCGTGAGAGTGATATTGGTGGAAGGAATCGTAACCGTTCCGCCAGTTCCCGGAATGGTGATCGGGGTTGCATTGATTTTAAGCGCATCGTTAATGTAGCTCACGCCGTCCAATTGGTTGTCCAAGTAGACATCAATTGTGGTGGCGGAAACCGCTTTCAAAATATAATCGCCAAACACTGGAGACAAGGTTGCCGTAGGGGCAACGCTGGCAATACCCGTGGTTGCATTAAAAACACTCGTTCCGGTTACGTTTGCCAAGTTCACAGTTGCGCCCGCAGCATCACCGGAAGTATTTTCGGTCAACGCGCTAGCAATGAACGGCGCGAAATATTTGAGGATATTTACGTCGTACTGTTTAACGGTAATAGACAATGAACCATCAGCCTTGCCCGGAGCAGAAGCCCAAGGGAATGGATTCGACCCGCCGTAGTTGTCGATTAATTCCTGAGACAGTTCAGATTTTACTTCCCCTAAAATAACCAGAGGCGAAATATCATGGGTAGTACGATCTTCGATCGTTGCCTGACTTACTCCAAAACTTTGGATTGGATTTGATAATGACATTTTTTAACTCCTTAAATTTATTACGAAATAATCCCTTCAGTTCGAAACGAACTGTGGAATTTTTCATTGATTTCTTTTGGGAGTTCTTCTCCAGCGACTAGGTGATATTCTTTATCGGCATATACTTTAGCATCTTTTTTTATGATTATCTTGCTTACTGATTCTTTAAAATCTTTTGCCATTTTGTTATCACCACCCTTCAATAACAGACCGCAAAAAGCGCTTCGATCTCAAGCTCAGAACTTACTGCGCCTTGCTTTTGGTATTGATCGACCTGATTCGATGCTGTGGTTTTAATTATTTTTAAGTCCTGAACATATTGCTTAAGCGCAACATCCGTTAACATTTTCTTAATTATCGTTTCTTCTTTATTCGCAAGGTCTGCCAGTGGATCGTTTGTTTCTTGAATGATGATTGTCAAAGTCATTTTTAAACGCTCGCGGTATTGACGCGTCCCTGATTTATCAAAATCTGTTTGAGCGATATTAATAATCAGCAAAGGCAATAAAGTATCGGCCTTATCCTGATTCGATGTTTTAAGGTACTTAATGGCCGTAAAATCAGGGCTTAGGAGAGCATTCAACTGACTGAAAAAATCTTTGCGGCTCATAAACCCAACTTCTTTAAATAATCTTGTACGGTTTCGGCAATGGCTTTATTCTCGGATTGAGTTATCCCAAACCACGGCTCACGTTCTTGATTGCCTTCGGCCTTTGCTTCTTCCCCGCGCGAAACGCCGATACTGTATCTAAGATCACTTAACTTTTTTGAAGTGATTGAATTAAGCATATTTCCAGTGATTGTTAGGTTCTTAAAATTCGTTGCATATCCCTTGGCCTGTCTGAATCCCTTATATCGCCCTTTTTTGTATTTCATGACCCCGTTAATGCCAAGCCCTTTTTCTCGGATTCGGTCTTTTATTGAAGAAATAACGGATTGAGATACGCGCTCACCAAGATCACTCAACTTAGGATCTAATTTTTTAAGCGCGGTTATGGCTTCATTTAAACCTTTTATTTTTACGCTCATCTTGAAAAATATCCCCCATTGCCTGGGCTCGATATTTTTTCATCTTTTGTTAAATCACCGCTCTGGTTCTCATCAATTGATAAAAGACTTAAGGCATCTTTTATCAAATCTTTATAAGCGCTTCGGTATTTTTCTTCCTTGTATCCGTTTATGTCCTGACCAGTGAGTAAAAGATCACTGAATATTTCAGCCAAGCAATAATACGCAAAAGGCAATTGGATATGATACAAATTCAAAATCAAAGAAAACGGATCATCAAACTCAGCGAATTTATTCCGCATGTAGGCATAGATTTTTTCTTCTAAATGGAGTTTGGTTATGTTTATTTTATTCTGGATCAATGATACCGGAACAAGATTCGTATTCAATATTTGATCGTCGATTTTTGATAAAAAATCGCGAGTCATGAACTCGACTTTATAAACAGGTGTTCCGGTCAATGAATTTTGGAATAAAAAATCAGTTATGGTATTTGAGGTAATATTGTACTCAACGCCATTCACCGTGATTTTCCAATTCTTATAAAAATCAATTGCATTCGAAAGCGCAGAGTCGGTTAATTGAGTAGCTGAAACCGATGTGGCAGTTCCGTTTAATGTTTCAAACATTAATCAATCACTCCCTTTAAAAACTCAATTTGATCGGTATATTCATTATCATAATTTATGAATAATTCTTTAACAGAGCTTGCGGAGTATTCAATTTGAACTCCAAAATATTTAATTCCAACAATATTTAAAGTGTCAGCGCGATCTAAATTCACGGTGATGTAGCCCAGGGTTGGAGAATCAGCGGTAACGCCACTGCCAAGTGATTTCGATATTAATGCAGATCCATCAGAATCTGTTTTAAGTGTTTTTACCATGAATTTTATGGCGATGGCCGTTCCTAAGTCGCTCAACAAAGCTCCATCGGTATCTTTTACTGGAAAAATTAGATCAATTGAATCGCCTTGATATATTTTAATCATGTCAAGATCATACTTCCTCTATGAAAGCGTTTAAATAGATTTGTTTTTTTACGTAAGACTCAAAAAGTATTTTTATATTCACGGAAGCATCCAACTCAAATTGATTTATCTTGTTTTTTGACATTGCAAAAATAGATGATTTATTTTTAGCAAACGAAACTAAAACAGCTTTTGTTTTAACAAAAGATGAAAACATTATTTTCTTAGATACGGCAATCAGAGCAGATAAGCTTCCGAATCCGCGTGTCAACATTAAATCCTCAACCATTCCGCGCGTTACGATCATACTTTTACCCTTTGATATACATTTGTCATGCTTGGGATCGATGCTTGATTGAAAAGATTACATCTAAATATTTCAGTAACATTATCCGGCTTATAAAAAATCATTTGATTTCCAACGATGTGCCATCGCCCCTTTTCAATATCATTTATTTCCTGAACCAATGTTTGAATGGTTGAAACTGACAAATTCACCGTTGAAATTGGAGCATCTAAATTATCAAGATTGCTTGCGCGGCCATTTGTCCATTGCGCGGTTGAAAGCGCCGTTGCGGATGGTGCTCTTGAGCTTATTGCTGCATCTAAATCATTCAATCTCACATCAGTCGTAAGCAAAGGATTTGTAGGAATGGCTGTAACACTTGCCTGAGTGGCACGGCTTGAAACCGTGGCATCGAGGTTTAATAACTTAGGATCTGCCGCAGGTTCTCGAGAGTTAATATCAAGAGAAACGGTCGCCAATACAGGAGTGCCAATCGTTGTGATTAATCCGTTTATTAAATTTATCAACGAAGTAGAAGGCACTCCCAAAGATACTTGGCTCATGCTTACGGTATTTGTTTCAACAACCCCAACAGCATCACTTGCCCGCACTCCAACGTGGTAAGTTGTGCCATTGATTAAAGTTCCCAATGAATCCGTGAATATCGTTGCGCTTAATGTTTTAACTGTTTGAACTGGTATGGTTGAAAATAATCCTGTCGCAGTTGTGGCTTGAATAAAAACCATATACTCAATCGGCGGGCTTGAGTCGGTCGCAGCACTCCATGATGCGGTTAAACTTCCATTCGCGTTCTGGGTTAATCCTGTGATACCTGCAAAAGTCGGTGGGGTTGAGTCAACAGTACACGCGAGTGGAGCTAATAAGCTGGCATTTCCCGCAAAATATGAAGGGTTCCCCATTTTATGCCTCGTTAATTGTCCACGTTAAACGAGTCCCGCTAGGTGATAACACTTGCACCCTCAATTCAGTTGTCAAAGCTGTATTGTGGAATCCAGCCATATTCACCCATGCTGACCATGAAGTGCCGTTATTATTCGATTGACTCAATACGGCCATGTCAACAGTGGAATCAAAATTAAACACCGTATTACCAGAATCATCTATGCCCTTAATCAAAAACTTAGTCGGCAAACTCGCATAAGCCTTAGTCAATCGGAAAGCCACATACATCGGCGACTGTGCCGACTGTGTTGTGTTATCGATTGATCCAGCCCAATACTCTGAAAGTTCTGTAAGCCCTTGAGTTACAATGGCGATATCGTGGATCTGAGCCGGTGTGTTAGATAAGAAAGTAGCAACGCCAAAAGCAACTTTGATTTGCGTGTAGTCACTCAATGCATACGCGCTCAAATCCTTTGCCGTCTCAATCAAGGTCCATCCACCGACCTCTGAATTAAAAATAGGATCTGAATTAGTAGATGCTGTTCGGTAATAAAAAACAGCAAAATCAGTAAAATCAAAAAGCTGCTCTAGCGTATAAATACCTCTAAAGATCTTTTGATTAGTCTCAAAAATTGGAGACACGATATAGCTTGTATCGTAGGAGTAATCAGCCTCTAAACATATTGCAATAATGACCCTCTGACCAGCTGTTGCGCCTGATTGAAAAACCCATCCGTCTCCTGATTCAATTCCACCCAATGTAAGCAACCGGAATGGCAACGTAACTGGATTTTGAGCTTCAATCCATTGATTGTTACCAGTTCCGAAAGTATTTTTCAGAACTGAATTTACTAATTGTTTCGATATAAAAATATTAGCGTTTGTCTGCATTACAAAATTATCACCACTGCTAAGCCAAGTAATGCTAATCGGAGATGGTGGTGTAACATCAATACCGGTTCCCAAAACATTTGAAGACAGTAAGGAAGGCCATACCGTAACCCCGGCAGTAATATCAGAATATTTCCCAAGATATAAATTCGATCCAGTACCAAACGCCATACAGTCAAATCCAGCATTTAAGCTATGCTGTGGCACAGCCCAGCTCTCTGAATTTGTTGCTAGCAATGTACCCGTTAAGGCCGGAAGGTTCCCTGTCTTGAATGCAAACATCGTATTGGATTGCCCGAACGCTCTAACAACCTGAGTCCCGGCAGTGATTGACGTAGCATTGATTGAAGCCCCGCCACTTGTTGCTGATAACTCAAAAGAATTTAGCAGTGGATTGCGAACAAAATAAACAGTTTGAGTTGTGGCCGTTGAAAGCGTAAATGGCGTAGGCGCATTGGCAATAATCACCACAGGATCATTCACAGCAAACGGCTGCGAAGTCATTGGGAATGTAGGGGAACCGGAAGCAGTAGATCCGGTTGTGGTGACGATATTTACCGATGGCGTACTTGCATTTTCATAAACATGGTATTGGTGTGTTGCCGATACTCCATTATGAACATAGATCTTAGTATTTATGCCAGCATTCGCAGACCCATAAGGGAATGAAATGCCAGCGATAGATGTTTGGTCAAATAGAGCGCCTTGAAAAGCTGGGTTATCTAATCGGTAGACAGCTCGAACATTGCTAGATATTCCCATTCCGATCGTCGGGAATCCTACCTGAACAAAATCAGATAAAGCAACATTATTGATTAAGAATAACCCGCTATTTATAACCACCGATCCAGTGGTAGCAATGTAAAGTTTAATTGCAGACGTATTTGAATCATCTACCTTGAATCCTCTAATCGTGTGAGTAGTTGCAGCAATGTTTGGCATATTATATTGAATACGGCCAACGTATGAATGAGCACCAGTTGAATAATCAAAATTATACAAAACAACTTGACCAGTTCCGGCGGTAATTGCACCAAGAACAAAAAGCCTACCGTTAGGTGAAGCAAACATATACGTCGGAGTTACTACACCTAAGGTATCTGTTAAAACATCAATTACTTTTGTGAGCGGCGCACCGATAACCTGTTGGGAATTGATAGTGCGCTGATTAGCCTTTCCAATCATGGATGTCTTTGTTTTGTCGTAAACAGCCGTAACAGAATCTTGGAGACCTATATAATTAGTTTTCATTTAATACTCTCCCATCGAACTTCCAGCCAACTTGAGCCACATCTGATTCTATCGCGATTTGATATCTACTTGCTAATACTGCGAGATCTTGATCTATCGTTTCAATGACTTCTACAACTTCATTATTTTGTAGTAATGCGAATCTCATATATTTATTTCTCCTTGTTTAATAAAAACAACTTAAGCAACAGCCTTTAATAATCTATAAAAAGAACAAATTGCAATACAGGAACATAAAACATGAGTTTCAAGATATGATAATCGGATTGATTGTCCAATCATTTCAAAACTAAAAATAAGGCCACCGCCAAGGGTTGCATCGAATAATCCATCAGAAAGGTTTTTTATTTTTAGATTTGACTTGCTTAACAAGTAGAATTTTTTCGAAATAATAAAAAGCATCAATGCCGAAATTGTTTGGAGAACGTAAAACATTATCTCTAAATTCATACTGGCTTCCATAATTTCATTCCAAAATTTGCGAATATGGTGATAACTGTCCCAACAATTGCAGCAAATATTTTCACCGTGTTTAGATCTTTTCGATATTCGGCTTTAAATACAGCCAAGGACACCTGTACATCATTTATTTTCTTGACCTCTGTTTTAATTTCGGAGTTTTGGTTGGCTAGGTTTGAAAATGAATTCTGCAAAAGCTTATCTCGTTCTTCGAGTTGTGTTTGTAGCCGAATAACCATGTCGCGGAGTTCGATTTCCATGTTAATACTTAATAATGAAATTCACGCCAACCGACTTGCCTTTTGTTACCGTTCCTGTTCTTCCGTTTGTCCCAATAGTAACGTCACCAGCCTGATAAATAACTGCATCCGCCAATCCAGTATTGTAATTAATAGCCCCGTTTCCAGAATTATATGCAACTAAAACATTTGGAGTGCCGTGCGTGTGAGCTTGGAATATATCATCAGTTTTAGCCCCAAGCGTGATCGTTTCATCCACTGAATACCCCGTTGACGTACCAGCTCCTGCAGGTGAAGCCCCTCGCATGTCAGGGACATTGAATGAAGCACCCGCACCGCCAAAGGTGTACCCGATAGCAGCGAATAAATTTGGGTAGGTTGCGGTTGCAACGCTCGCGCCGTCACAAAGTAAATATCCAGCCGGTGCCACCGAACCACCGAACATAACCATAGCCCCTGAGGGGTTTGTATTGTTCGATACAGTTGGCACATAGGCTTCTATCGATTCGATATAAGCATAAGAATTATTTGCAGCACCGGAACCGTAAATGATACCAAAATCGTTTGCCCCTGTTTCTCTTAATTCAACTTGGATATTAGTTACGGGTGAAACGATAGCCTTTGCAATTTGCTGTGGAGTGGGGTCACCTGTTGTATAGGTCATGGCCAAAGCTCGCCCGCGTGCCCCGAGCAAAACACTATTAGTAACATCATACCATTGATACCCAAGATATTGAGCTGTGCCGCCATTCCCAGCGCCAGAAACAACCCCTTCTAAAATATATTTTCGACCAGCCAGCAACGTGACCAATCCGTTTGCCTGTCCTGCGCCCGTGCTTAAAGCTAAATTACCGACGATCGTGTCATATTCAATATGTTCGCCAACTGTTGGTGTTTGATCTTGAGTCGCTGTCAAGAAAGCATAATCTTTTTTTTGAAGCCCTGTATTGATAATTGAGTTTCCCATTACGCTAACCTCGCAATCGTGATTTGATTCGCTGTGGAACCGATTAGATCGGCGTCTGTAGCATCATTCAGTATCCAAACTTCTTCGCCAGCATTGATTAAACCAGTCCATGCACATGAGTTATGTCCGGCGGTGGTGCTTAATGTTCTGGCATCACTGACATTCAACACCCCAACACTGATTCCAGTTGATCTAGCAATAACGCCCACATGCTGATAATTAGAAACTGAATAAATCCCCGTGGTGTTTATAACAAACTTGTCACCATTCGCTGCATCGGGGACATATGTAATATCCGTACCGGCCGATTCGGCAGCCGCCAAGAATGTCATGGTCTGCGTTGCTACTGTCCCGTGAAGAGTCCCATCTGTTCTTCGCATATAAGATCCCAACGGGTTAAAATTAGTTGCCAGCGAAGTAATCACCGGCCCTATGTCCAAAGTATTCGCGTCAACAATTTTACCCATTAAAACCTGCAGACCAGTTGTAGGCTGAGTCCCTGTTAATACTCCAGCAGTTGTTTGATCTAAATAAAAATAATCACCCAGCGGGGTTAACCCGTGAGCTGGTACGGTTACTCGGCCTTCACGAACAACAATAAAATCATTCACGCTAATATTAGTTGCGATACCCTGCGCCGCCGTAAGTGGGGCGTTTATGTCCGCTATCCCCAACTGCCATACGCCTGCAGCGTCTTGGTAGACCGCTTGGCCAAGTGTAAACCCGTGAGCGGCTTGGTTTACTTCAATATATACGCCTTCTTTTGAAATTCTGTCCCATGCTAAACCATTCCAATATTCAAAATCATTTAAAGTTGTATTGAAAATCAATAATGAAGTCGCTGGAGAAGTGATAGCGTTACGCTGCGCCGTTGTCATCCTTGGGGCTAACATTCCTTTGGTTGTCGAATTCACCTGAAAAATAGCAGAAGCATCAGTAATCGAACTTCCGAAAACGGCTGTTCCATCAGCTTGAATTTTAGCGGTTATCGTTCCCGCGTTATTTTCTATGTTTATATTTGAATCTGTATCAGTTCCGGTTCCACCCCTAATATTAATCGCGCCGTTAGCAACCGAAGTCACAAGCTCTGGGTTAGCGGAATTATTGTAGACCTCTTGCAATGTGCTTACGTTATCCAATCGCTCCCACGCTGTTCCGTTATGAATAACAAAATCATTAATCGTGAAAATTATATTTCCAGATCCTAGGTTTTGAGTTCCAGCTGTTCCGACAACATAATAAAATCCCTTTGTACCTGTACCATTTGATAATGCTGGAGTATTTGTAGCAGCGTTCCAAACACCTTGATATATTACCGCGCCAATTAATGATGCCGGAATTTGTGCGATAGGTATTTTCCCAAAAGCATCAAGAGAGGGGTAACCATTAAATGCGCCTTTATTGCTTAACTTCTCTTTTGTGATCCACCCAGTATTTCCGGCTCCTGAATCCTTTGTAAATAAATCACCAGTGTTTTCATTAATGTACATTGATCCAGTTGGTGCCGTCACAGCGCCTTCCGGCGTACCTGAGCCGCGCAACCAGAACCTTTGTGATGCTTTGAATTCGAGACCATCCTGTGGAAGGATGAGCGCTTTTGTGCCTTTGAATACTACTGGACTGCCCATACTAAATGCCCCTAAGTATTTGGTTTAACCCAAACAATTTATAGTTAAGTTACCAAGGTTTACTAAAGCGGCATTCTTTGCCTTGATCGAAATGCGTGTGCCAATCGGTACAATCAATGACAACTCATCGTTTCCACCGGGAAACAGATTCGCTTGATCGACTTCCAAACCAGCAGCACCGAAAGCCAAAATGAATTCTTCGCCGGAAGTATCCATGACTTCCAAAAGCGATATCGGAGCCGGAGTTGACGCGGTCAACTGAAAATACGCCGCATTGGTGACATTATTCACGGCATAATCATTCGTTAAAACCGCAACCGCAACCAACCCAGCATTTGAAGTCGCGATATTTGACCCAGCAGGATTCACAACCGGATAGGCGTATGTTCCGCTAGCCGTTGGGATTTTATCTTCTGGAAAATACGCTCTGCTCATTTTTTCTCCAAGATCTTGATTAAAGTTTTCTTGTCTGCATTCTCAGGGATTTCAACTCCCTTTAAAATAACTAATTCTTTGAGTTTGGGTAATGATAATTTTGAAATATCAGCATCAGGAGCATCACTAGCATTCGCATCATTATCCAAAAGTAATTCTTCCTGAGGTTTTTCTACAACCAAATCCCAGTTTGAGTTATTGGATAAGAATTCAATCAGTTCCCTATCATCAGTTTCAAAATTCCATTTATTCACTTTGTATTGAATTCCTTTGAAACTAAAAACGCTTCCAAAGGTGTATTTGTTTTTGAAAATTGCCATTGTTTTTTCCTTAATTTAAAAAGAGGCGGGGGATCTATACCCCCGCCAATTTTTAATTCTTACAGAGATAACCCGGTAGCGATTGCATGTGCTTCTTTAGCATTCTTTACGCGCATCGTGTATTCACCAAGTATACGTCGGCGGAATCCATCAAATCCAGGCTCAGTTGCATCCATGTCAAACAATGACGAACCTTGAATTGGAGCTAATTCCAATCGGTTCATGTCGATGATGGCAACCTGATCGCGAGGGAAGTTAGGGTCAACCACCACGTTAGCAGTGAAACCACTTTGAACAGGCAAATCACCAATGAAGGTTGAAATATACCCGCCAAAGCTACCTTGGTTTCCGTTTTGAACATAAGGTTTCTGGACAATTGGGTTAGTTCCAGCGGTATTGAAAGCGCTGATCTTGCGAGCTTGGTTGTCAGCGCAGAGGATAGCGTAGTTATTGCTGAATCCACCATCGCTGAAAATCAATTGCAACATGTTGTTCAGAATCGTCGAACTGAGAGCGCCGCCCGTGGTTTCAATGTTTCCACCGGCTTGAGTCAAGTACTGCAGAATCCCGCCCATGGTTCCATTTTCCGAAACCGTGCGCTGTACTCGGCGGCCATAAATCGCCGAAGAGTTCATGCGATACATGATCTCAACCATTTTGTTAGCAACCTGATAATCAAGCGCATCTTCCAAGCCGTACTTACGAACGGCTTGAGCAGTGCGGGAAATTTCAGCAACGGCATCGAAAATTTCGGTGTAGTTGTAATCCACATCGGGTTCTTGACCGTTTTCAGAAGTAGGTTTGCTCTTTTCGTTGCGAGGGGTGCTGGATAAAACCATGATGTCGCCAACAGCCAACGCCACATCGGTAGTGCCGCCGTAAGGGCGCACAACGGTTAAATCCGTGCTGTTTACAACCGCAGCAACCTTAACCTGAACCGACTTGGTTGCACCAAGCGCAGAAGTGAAACGCAGAATCGAACCAACTTGAATCCCAGTGGTAGAAGTCAACTGGATCAAGGTCGAAGCAATCGCAGAAATAGCGGTTACGTCACTCGACACAGGAGCTAAGCTGTCATTCAACCACTCTTCTTTTGTTGCGTTTGCTACGCCAATCAATGGAACCATGGAAACGAAAACCGGATAGGATTTTCTTAATTGGTCAAACTGAGCCTCTACTGAACGGACGGTATTTTGGTATTCATACGAATAACCGTTTGCAATATTAGTGGGCATTTTTTTTTCTCCTTAAAATTTAGTTTACTTTTCGGGCTTTCGCCAAAGATTCCATGATCGAGTTAATGCCTTTATTCGAGGACATCGCGCCACTGGTACTTCCGGCATTTTCGTTTCCGGTTGTATTTGCAGGTCTGCCGTTTTCTCCGGGAATCACTACCGCCTTGCCGTCTTCAAACAAATAAGGCTTTGAATCCTTTACTTGTTTCAAGAGCTTTTCAAGATCGATAATTTTTCCACTGTCATCAAACTCAATCGATGTGGTATCAATAAACTTGACAACATCAAGCGGGTCTTTTGCTTTCAACTTGGCAGACTCAGCAATAATTGCGTTCTCAATTTTGCTCTTTTTGCTATTCGCCCTTTCACTTACTAACTCAGAATTTATTTTCTCAAATTCTTTATTTCGTTGGTCTAACAATTCCTGATATTTTTTATCAGCTAGCAATTGCTCTTCTTTTTTCTTGGCTTCATCAGCTTCGATTTTAGAAAGTCGCTCTTCTAGCTCTTTTCGTTTATCACGCTCGGCTTTCAGCTTCGCATAATCTACTTTGTTTACCTCGTCTTGAGATCCTTTGCCTTCTTCGCCTGTCTTAACTTCTTCGGTCTTCTTGACTTCTTCCATATTCACTCCACTGATTTATTAAGCGGTTTACTCCGCAAAGGTATTTTTTTAGTGTGGTTTATTCCACATAAGATTTTTTGAGCGGTTTACTCCGCGCGCACAGCATACCATAATTTTTATCCGCGTTCATAGGCCGCCGAACTTATTGGAATAAGTTCATGGCGGCAATTGTAAAAAGTTAAAATTTCAGCCTGGATAACATCCGCTTCCTCTTTGGTGTAAACCTTATTCACATGCTCGCGACAGTACGGGCGCGTGACCTTGTCGAGTGGTCCAGAGTATTTAAAATAATCGAAATTCTGTGATACCTCAGAATATGTCGCGTCTTTATAAAATACTTGCAATGAAGTATTCACAAGCGTATTGATTTGGCCATCCATTGCCGGATACAAATCCTTTAGGCTTGCAATGATTTCTTCTTTTGGTAATCCCTTGCCAATGTTTTTAAGCATTGCGGTTTTTAAATCAGCTTTGAACTTTGCGCTTGGCACACTGATTTGATCGAGCACTGTTTGTTTCAAGTCATTAATGTTTTTTAAATCCGATTTTGTGAATTTCAAATCATACTCAAGCAATTCTTTTTGGATATTCCTAAGCGTTTTTTCAAACCCTTCAACAACCAAGTCCTTTACGTTTTTGAAGTATTTATCAATCAATGATCCAGCTAGGGTTGCGGCAACAAAAGGTTTTTTCCCTTGATCGATTTTCTTAAGCAAATCCTTTTGCAACGCCGCGCGAAGCTTAACAATTTCGGCCTCAGATAACTGGCCATACTCCTCGAATTGATCGAATAAATCCTGTGATGCCATTATGAAGGAGCTTTAGGATTCGGATTCTGTTGCTCATTGTTCACAGGTGGATTCTGTCCAGGCTTAATCGGCTGCTGGCCATCGCCTTGCTGTGCAGGTATCGGGCTGTTTAGCGCTTGATTCATCACATCATTGATTTGTTTATTCTTTTCGAGAATAACCTCAGCCTCTTTATCATCCATTCCGGGGTTTTCGCTGCGAATCCAATCGATGACATTGGCAACATTGTTTTGGATCTTGAGCATCCAAAGCTCTGCGCGCTTAATCAAATCATCCGCCATCTCTTCGTCCTCGTTAAAACATAATTTCACTTCAAGGTTTTCATCAATGGATTGATTCGGATAATCCCGATTCCAAACGCAGATAATGTTCTTTAGCAAAGCCTCTTCATTCAGCTGCCAAATATCTTTCTGGTAGCGGATGTACCGGATCACGGATTCTTTATCCGCAGCCTTTGATTCGGCACTTTGTACGTTCCCGCTGCCAACCAATGAATTAAGGTTTATTCCGTAGAATTGGAACAAAAGCGTTATCAAGAACTTGATCGACTCAACCACATCAGCCAAGCGGCCTTCGTTTTTAAGCTCTCCCACTTCCCAATCTTTTTGATTGCTTCCGGGGGTTTGATTCGTGGTTTTAAGATTCCAAATCCCAAGCGGATCAATGACTTTTTCCCCAACAATATCAAGGTTGGCGATGTACTTAAGGCCAAAACTTGAATACCGGATTAAGTACCTGAGCTCGGTCATCGCTAGGTTTATTTGCTTGATCGTCTCGATTAAATCCTGATCCTTTAAATTCCAAAAATCATCATCCGGCAATTCGGTTCTAAAAACACAGAATGGCGGTATGCCCGACTCGATAACTCTAGAATCCCAATACGACTCTGCAAGCTCTGCCGCGCGGTTAGGTTGCGCGTCTTTTTTATTCCCTTCTGATATCACAAATTGAAAAGCGTCCCATTGTTCATAAATCGGCGTAACGATTTGATCGACCGTTGAAACATTCCGCAGGAAACGAATTGCGCCCATCGCCGTTACATCCTCTTTGAGCGAGGCAACGCTGCAAACATCGTTTGGAACAAAGTCGATTTTGATTTGCCCGCCGCGATTGTTGACTTTATAAACCGTGGTTTGCAAAAGGTTTGTCATTACCTCAGCTTTTTTGATTTGCATTTGCATCCGTAGGCCATAAATCTTTTCAAGTAATTCATGCAGTTCTTTGTTCACTTCGTATTTCGAGGCGTCTGCACCTTCTGGTAATTCTTCCACAATCTCTTTCCCATCAAGTGAGAATTCGCGCTTAGGTTGGCAGGCGTAAACCATCGATATTTCATCAATGAATGATTGCAAAAACGGGTAACTGATAACCATTTCTTTTAATGATTTTTTAATGGTTTCATTTTGGGTTTTTTGGTCAATGATTGCATCAATGTATTTTTTCGAGAATCCGGAATAAGTATCGATTAATTCCGTTGCATATGTATGGCGCATTTGTTCGGATTTGATCCTTGCGCGCTTTACTGAGTCGCTCACAATATTTTGAACCATCGAAGAAAAAAGGTAATTTGGATTTGCCATGTACACTCCTAAATGTTTTGAATAGTATAGCTGGATTTTTTAACAAGCGGGAATTCAGTTACTATGAAGTAAGAAAAAGAATCCGAAGAATGAGTCCGGTTCTTGTCCGACTTATCGAGCTCATCTTTCTTCCAAATGATTTGTTCAAAGTCATCAATCAAGTACTTACATGATGCATCGATTAATATTGCCGATTTTGATAAGCGGCTGTTCATGGCATTCACTCGGTCTTTGACGGGCGGATTAGCCGCTGGCACTCGATAACTCAATTCATAATGACCACGGAATTCTTCATCAATGATGGTGTAATCGGAATACCCGGACCTTGTATCGCGCGCGCTGCCACTGGCATCACCGTAAATAACCACCCGCGACCCCTTGGGAATTATTGTTTTAATCGCGTGGCACATCTCCCATGTGTTTGTGTTGCGTTTAATTACCTCATTTAAAACGCGGATGTCGAATTTGTTTTTGTGTTGCGCGATAATCCAACACATTGGATCCACGTTGAAATCCACGCACAAATTAAATGCCAGTGATGGGTCTGGCTTGAGTTTCTTACTCAAAAAATCACGGTCAAAAGAATAATACACCTGCCCTTGCTGCAGGTTAACGAATTCACCTTCAAGATATGCTTTGAGTAGCTTCTCATCATAATCATCCTTGAGGGTCTGAACATAATCGGCTGGCAGGAAAGGATTATCTGATGTGCGCGCGCGAATCAATGAGTAGTTTAATGTTTTCGGATCGTTCCATTTATCGTAAACGAATTTATAGCCCTCAGGAGTTGTGGCCACAGCAACAGTGTTCACGCCATTCGGTTTCTTTTGACGATTTCGGGCGATGATCTTGCGCCATGCTACTTTGGCCTTCTCTTTCTTTAAAACGTCCAGCTCATCAATGATCGAATCCCCGACCTCGTACCCGATAATCATTTCTGGGTTGTCCATTGAGCGGAAAATAATCTTTCCATAATTTGGGATGTAAAGCTCTTTGTGGGTTTCATGGAGTTGGTAATGGATGCCATAGTAATTAAGGAAATATTCAAACTTTGGGAATAAAACCGTTCGGATTAAATCATACGTAGGTTCATAGCAAGCCACTGACCCTTCCGGGTTATCGTATTTCATTTTCATAGCCCGCAGCACCAGGGCTTCTGTTTTCCCGCTTCCGAATCCACCAACTATGGCGGGGAACTTGGCTTGGCTGTGAATGAATTTTATTTGGTGCTTGAGTGACGGCGCCTTTGCGATGATGTCCATTTAGTTCTTTGATAACCGGAACGTTAAAACGTAATTTTCAATGTAAAGCTTAAATGTGAAAAGTTTCGGCTTGAGTTTTTTAGTCATTGCTTGACCCTTGGCCGAATTGATCTTTTTTAACTTCCGTGAATTCAAATCCAACAATTACTTTTTTGTTTTTGTCTTCGATTTCGATTTCTTTTGGTTGTAGCGGCTCAACGTATTTTCGATAAAACCGGGCGGGGTCGGCTTTAAACTCTGATTCCATTTTAGCTTTGAAAATAGTTTTGTTTTCGTTAAAAACTTCAAGAATGGTATTAATTGCTGTGAAACGATCAATAAGATTCGGCTCATTTGGCTTCCCTTTGTTCTTTTTTTGTTTTGGCATTTAGCATTCTTTTTATTTCACAGTCGCGTGGATTTCTATTGCTCCTGATAATTGACCTTCGCGTTTATAAACCACCATACTCCCATAATTAAAATACGGTGATCGATATGCTTCGATTACTTTCAATTCATCCGCTGTGATTTTAAGATCTTCCATTTAGATTACTCCCCGTGCAGCTTGTTTTATATTCGCATGGATATGATGTGCAATCGTAAACCTGTTTACATGGCACTAAGTCATTCCTAGCAGCGCACCCATGGAGTGTAGCACCCAATAAGATTAAAAAGAAAATGAATTTCACTTTTGATCCTTTCAAAAGAGGCCGCCGTAAACAAACCGTATCAGAAGCGAGGTTACGGCGGCTTTTTTATTATTTTTTCTTGCTGCTGTAGCTATCCATTGGTTTCTTTTTAGTCTTTACTTTTTTAATCGTCATTGTAATCACCTCCACCATCCCAGCATCGCTATAACGTAGGATATGAAAATAATCACATAACCGAATTCTTGATTTGCGCTTATCCGTCCATCCATATTCATGGTGTTCATTCTGGAAACAAACATGTAGTAGATCATCATTGCATAAAATAAAGTTATGATAACTTTAATCCATATAAGTGTTGTCATTGTAATTCCTGAACTTTCCTAATCCCTTAAGTAAGTCAACCGCGATTCGTGTTTTAATCTTCTCATCTTCTGAGTGTAATGCCCCGCGTACAACCTGCGCTGCTCGGGTAAGGGATTCCATAAGCAATTGGTCGCAATCCTTTTGGAAGTTCGCAACCGCGATTTTAACCGTCTCTTTGTTGAGAAGTTTCTCAACTGTGCGGCGATCGAGATCAAGCTCTTTTGCAAGAAGTGATAGGCTGATAGATGGCTTATTGACGACAAGATAAACAATTCTTTTTTCAAGTGCGTTAAGCAGTGTTTCGTTTTTATCATCAAGGCTTTTACCATTTCTTCTGGTATTTTTTTCGTTTGTTTGCATTGATTTTCATTATTATACATATTTTCTAATTTATCTTCATCGAAACATTTTTATATTTCGCGTTTGCATCGTTTAAAATTTTAATGTATTTATCAAAACATTCATTTGGAATTTCAAGCACAACAGTCTTTGATTCTTTTTTCTCTTCAACCTGAGCAGCATTCTCTTTCTCAAAATCATCCCAATCAAATTCGAGAAGCTGATTGTAATTTACCAAATCTTCAGCTGAGTACGGCATCGTCAATTCCAAATCTTCTAATTTAAACTGCTCCATGATGTCTTTAATATTCTCTGCTAACTTAATCGAGTCAACTTCAAATTTCGTTTCATTTGTTTCGATTGCTAAGCGCTTGGCTTCTTGTGTCGATACTTTCCCGAGGTCGTAACAAATCGCTTTTGTAAACTTTAATGACTTAAACGCTTCGAGGCGATGGTTGCCGTTTACTACCTCATAAGATCCGCTATCAAGTAACCGAACGATAAGGTTCTCAACTTGACCATTGCGTTTTAAATTATTAACAAGCTTTTCGAGCTTCTCGGGTTCATCTTTTTTATAATTCCATTTTGCCGAAACAAGCTTTTCCATTTTAATCAATTTGAATTTCTGGAAATCTAGCTCTTCTTTAGTTACTTTTAATTTTTCCACGTTACTCCCCTTTTCTTCCAAATCTCTGTAATATATTTTTCAAGCTTTTTTGTTTCTTTAATCATAAAAATAACCCGGCGGCGATAATTCTTTTTCCCATCCCGATCAATCATCCCGAACGCTTCGATATTCGTCTTGTAATCCATTTTCTTTCCTTTTGAAAGCTTGCTTACCGTGCCCCAGATTGACCCAAACGCAGAAGTACTATCTGCCGAATATGCAGGGAATGATTCAAGCACCCATTTTGAAGTGATGCCAAAGAGATGTATTTTATTTTTGCGCTTTGAAATAATCTCAAAACACTTCGATAAATGTCGCTTTAAAACACTGCGCTTAAGCGACAATGGCACTAAACCGCCAAGCGCAATGTAATCATATTTTTTGCAATACTCTTCAAGATATGAAAACGGCTCCCCATAATGAAAACACGGGATTGGCGCAAGTCCTTGTTTTTCCATGATGATTTGATTCTTAAGCGTTTCCTTAGCGTCACCGATAACATCAAGAACCGCATAATTTTTAAAAATGTTTTTATTGTCTTTTATGAATTTAATATAATCCGAAATATCAATCGAAACATTTTTTGTGAAAGCAGAAAAAGCTCCCGAGTCTAAAAAATATTTGTTATGGAATCTTTTATATTCTTTTATTGTTTGAATGTTTTTCTTTGTAGAAAGAACAGCCCAATACGAAATTAGTGGGTTGTCTATGTCTTGTCCGTAATATCTTATATCGGATGAAATTGAATAGCTTAGCGCGTTATATATTTTCATAAACCGTTGGATCAAAACCTGCTAAGGCTTCTTTTCTCTCGGTGCATGATCCGCATTTCCCACAATGTTTCTCTCCGCCCTTGTAGCATGAGTAAGTAATTGAGAAATCGAAACCATTTGAATTCCCGCGCATTCCAATATCACGTTTCGTTAACTGACAATATGGGCTTAGCAATCGTATTTGAGCAAAAGTCCCAAGCTTCATAGCGGCATCCATTGCTACTATAAATTCATCTCTACAATCTGGGTAGATGAAATGATCCCCAGCATGGTTCCCAATGAAAATAATTTCGGCACCAATTGACTCGGCGTATCCGGCAGCAATCGAAAGCATGATACCGTTTCTAAATGGCACAACCGTGGACTTCATCGACTCGGCCTCGTAGTGTCCTTCTGGAATCGCCGCTGATCCAGAAAGCAAAG